GGGGATCTGCGTGAAAAAAGCCTTTGTCCATCGTTTGGATTACATAGGAATTGATGAGAGCTTCACAGATCTTCTTTCTATTTACATTTGGATCTGTGAGTTCCGTGAGTTTTTCAGATTGAACATATTCCATGACGATGGTGTCATCCGTACAAAAATCCTTATAGACTTTTGGTACCTTTATCCACTTTACATCTTTCATATTCTTTCGAAAACGCACGGCGTTCTCAATTTCTTGTTGATAATCTGATTCACCAAAAGGTACTCGATGGATTCATTGAGTACAAACTCTGAGCTATTCCCAGTGTCAACCCCAACTTTTTCCAAAAAACGCACAATCTCACGGACATTATCTGTATCCACCTTCATAGTCTCGTATATATTAGGTCGTTTGACTTTGACGATGACATCTTTCCCGTTTTTCAGTTTTGCGCGATGTACCTGTCCAATACTCGCAGATTTGAATGGTATTGGTTCAAACTCGTCAAAGTATTCTAAATTTACAACATCTTGTACAACATCATATGCCACTGGAGGAACATTGTCTTGTAAAGACTCCAACTGTTTTGTGAATTCGGGAGGGTACAGATCGGCTCTCGTAGATGCGATTTGACCCAATTTCACAAAAGTCGGTCCAAGTTCCAAAAGTTGATCCCTCGTCCAAGACCCAAGTTCTGCCTTATCTTTTACAAAATTATTTTTCCATACAAATTTGGCGGCAAACTTCCAGGTCTTCATCTTCTGTGACGGAGGGGGTTTCAGTGGTCTATGGGTTGCGACGCATAGCATCCTACTCTGTGAAGATATTTTAATTTTTATGTTAGGTTACTTTAAATGAAAAAGTTCTCAAACTTCCTTGGACCACTCAGCACACCAACTGAAACCGTTATTAAGGCACAACCAATCTTGTTTACCCTCATCATCTTGTATCAAGGTTTGTTCTCTGGTAACGCGATCAAGATTCCAAAGAATCTCAAGACCGCCTTCAACAGCAAGACTTTCCGTTTCTTCTCTGTCATGTTGATTGCCTTCAGTGCGACCCAAGACATTGAGTATGCTCTCATCTCCACAGTGATTTTCTTGACCGTCATGTATGCCCTCAAGACTCCAGAAGAACGAGAAGAGACTGGTTTGATTTAAAATTATATATCGGCTAAAAGTAGAATGAAGATTCATATTGTTGGCGCTGGACCAACAGGTATGTCGCTTGCTTGGGAAATACTCAGATCAGGGGACCATGATATTACAATCTACGATAGAAAGACATCCGCGGGTGGTTCTTGGTGGGAACCCGAGGAGGGACCAAGAGATCTTCACGCACATAGAATAGTTTTTGATAAAGCGTTTGTCAATACCCAAAGTCTATTTGGTGAAATGGGGATCAATTGGAATGACATTTTTGAACCAGCTGAGAAGGATCTCTATAGTTTTATTTTGGATTCCCTAAAGTTGAAGGATTATGGCGCACTCACATCCCTCGCCACGAGGGTTCTCGCTCAACCACAAAAGTACAAGAGTGTATCCCTCAAGGAGGCTCTCGGGGAAATGACCGAGGGTGGTCAAGCCGTGCTTGAACATCTTCCTCTCATTATGGACGGTGTTACATGGGATGTCATGTCAGCCTATGAGTTTGTCAAAAGTTTTGATCATGTGGCACTCTCAAAACAATATACCCAAAAGGTGTCTGGTAGAGTTATGTCAGACGGAATGCAGGAGGCTCTTGAAAAAGTGGGTGTGGAGTTTCAATTCGGCAAGGAGCTCAGGGAGGTTGAATATCTCCCCAATGGATTTAAAGCTGTATTTGGGGATGAAACACAAATTGAAGACGGAATGCTCTTTCTCTGTCTTGATAATAGTCCAGCTCTAAAGTTCCTTGGAGATAACTGGGGTCCAGATGCTGAGAAAAAGGTGAGGGAGAGTACATATGGATGTATAAATGTCCTCTTTGATTTTGATGAACCTGTGGAGTTGGCCGACGATCTAAAGATTGCAGCTACGACGAGGCTGAACCTCCAACCCGTTGTTCTCGCGGATGGTCATACAGTCTCGTGTGTTATATGTGATCTCACAGAGGAAATCCTCACAACACCACCCGAAGAGTTGAGGGTTCGGATCCTTGAGGAGTTGGATGTCCCTCTCCCCAAGCAAATCCGAATTGGTTGGGGTGCTGAATGGGATGGTGAGCGATGGCAGTTTTCCCAATCATCGGGGGTTCTCAGCCTCTATGGACAACTTCCCTTCTTTGGGGAATGTCCAAGTGTCGCTATGTGTGGTATGATGTCACCTCGCAACACACCCTACTCAAGTATTGAGGCTGCGGTGGAGGTATCAAGGTCTCTCAGTCACACAGTATTTGGAACTCGGGAACCACTGGGACCTCTCCTTCTCACACAAGTTATATCAGTGACACTTTTAGTGCTTATAGTTTTAATTCTCATTTATCGTAACAGAAACCAATGAAGTTTCTAGCAACTGTACATACACCCATGTATGACCACAATGAAAAAAAGTACATTCGTTTGGTCATTCCTGAAAACTGTGCTGAAATCATCCGAAGAATGCACATAAACAAATCTAGATTTATTAAAAATTCCCATATAGACAATCCCCTTGAAGGTCGTATCCTCACAGTGAAAGTTCCGTTCCGTTATAGGAGAGTGATGTGTGAGGTCAAAGGACGACCAGTACAGTCTCTTATAAAAGATGACGAAGTTGAAGTTGAATTGGAATTCGCGGGTACTTGGAATGCTGGTAACTATAGTGGTTATGCCTGGAAATTAAGTAGTATATCATTTATTAACTGTCCTGTCTGTGTGTGATGACTTGACCACCCATATTTTCTGCGACCTGTTCCATTTTTCTAACGATTTCTTCGGGGCTAATCTCTGTTTGCGAGTTATCATTTTTAGTTTGTAATTTAATGGTTTCAACGCCATGGTTCTTTAAAATGTTGAAAACTTTCAGTGAACCTTGTGCACTAGCTATATCTAACTCAATAGCTTTAATTTCTTCATCAATTATAATCTCTGTTCTTCCCATGTTCATATAATATATGTTCATGTTAAATCTTTAAATATCATCATCATCCAGTATTTTTTTTAAATTTATATTATTTCGTTCTTGGATGGGTTCTGAAATTATCACGATATTTTTTTTGATGAGATTTTCATAATAACTTTCAATTCCTTCTATCTTAAGAAGTTGTTCTGATAGTTCTTTTTTTGCAGTTCTTAAAACTTCAAGTTCCTTTTTAATGTCTATAGGATCTTTGGTCTGCATATACTTTCACGTGTAACTCTATCTTTAAATAAACAAAGATTACTTACTTTTTGGGTGTATCCGATGAAGAAAGTTCTTTAACACCCATATTCAGGAAATCCTGTAAAATGGTAATTATACCCATATCACGCATATTTTGTTCCTCGCGTTCTTTTATATTTTTTTTGTAGTTTTGTATTTCAGTTTCCACATCAATTTTAATTGACATGTTATATGTTATATAAAGTTAGAATTCTTTAATATATTATATGCTAACGCGAACAGGGTACTTCTTGTTCTTCGGGCTGAGCTTCCTCTTTCTCCTTCTTTTCTGGAAAATCGATGGTTTTTAGACCATTTTCCTTAAACCCCATGAAGACACGAAGGCTTCCCTGAAGTCTGTGAAGCTCTTGGTAGGAAGCCTCAATAGCTTCCTGGATTTTCTTGATGGTTTCCTCGACATCAACAGATGGCATTATATCTATATAAAGTTAGAATTCTTTAATATATTAAATGTTGACGCGGACGGGCTACCTCATCACCGAGGGTCCACTCCAAGATATTAAAAAGGAGCTTACGGTAAGACCCCAAGTCAATGGGGACTATGGATTTCCTCCACCACCTTTCAAAGTTTTTAGAACAGCTAAGAATGGAGTGTGCGTTCCAAGATTCTACGGAGTTGGTAAGGTGGGAAAGCCCAAAGAGGATCGTCGCCCCGAACCAGCCCGCTCCCAAGCAAAATTCGTCGGTCAATTACGAGACGCAACCCACCAGAACGAGGCTCTTGCTGCAGCTATTAGCGCGGGCCATGGTGTTCTCTCGCTCCCATGCGGGTATGGCAAGACCACCGTATCCTTGGCAATAGCGTGTAAATTGGGGTACCGAACGATGATTGTTGTACACAAACAGTTCTTAGCAGACCAGTGGAGAGAGCGGATTCAGCAATTCTGCCCGGGCGCTACGATAGGTATTGTTCAACAGGACAAGAAGGAGACAGATTGTGACTTTGTCATAGCTATGCTTCAGTCTCTCTCCCTCAAGGAGTACTCTTTCAGTGACTTTGATTCAATTGGGACCCTCATAGTTGACGAAGCCCACCACATCTGTGCGAAGGTCTTCAGTCAGTCCCTCTTCAAGATGTGTCCCAGGCATATCTTTGGACTCTCGGCGACCCCAGAGAGAAAGGATGGTCTCACGAAGGTTCTTCATTGGTTTATGGGTCCCACATTCTTTGCGGTAGAGAGGAAGAACCAGGACCAAGTTGAAGTGTTTAACATTACATACGAATCATTCAACTATAGGAATCCACCACCCTCTACACGCTTCGGTAAAGTATCCATGCCAAACATGATTACAGAAGTTGTGGAAGACAGGAAGAGAAACCAAATGCTTGTGGAATTGATCAAGAAGGCTTCAGCTGGTACAAGACAACTTCTTGTTCTAAGTGACAGACGCTGGCACTGTGAGATGCTCCACCAATGTTTCCCCAAAAACTCGGGTCTCTACATGGGTGGAATGAAGGAGGCAGACCTTCAGGCTTCTTCCAAAAAGAAGATCATCTTCGCAACTTTCTCACAAGCCCACGAAGGCCTTGACATACCAACCCTGGATACAGTCATATTGGCGTCACCAAAGTCGGATATCACCCAAAGTATAGGTCGTATCATGAGAGAAACCAAGGGAAAGAAGAATAATCCACACATCTATGACATCCACGATCCATGGTCACTCTTTACAGCGATGTTTTACAAGAGAATGAAAGTGTATCGCCAGGGTGGTTTCAAGATACATGGTAAGGTTGCCGAGGAAGAGAAGAAGGACTTTCCTCAGGGAAAGCCGCTGTTTTTATAATCTAAATACTAATTAAATGTCTGGTGCATTGATTCAACTCGTCTCAAAAGGTGCCCAAGATATGTATATAAACAGTGAAGAGGGTCACTCATTCTTTCGTATGAAGTTTACGAGGCATACGAATTTTTCACAAGCCCCCAAACTGATTAAAACGGTTACCGATAAAGACCCCACATTCACGGTACCAGTTTTAGGAGATCTTATAAATTGTCTCTGGTTTGAAGGGCTTGAAAAGAATTCCAATGTTTCGTCAAATCTTTTGTACAACTCAACAATTGATCTTTATATTGGAGGTCAAAAAATAGATTCTCAACACTATGACTATTATGCAGATATATGGCCAAATTATCTTGCCGATACATGGACGAAACAAGAAGAACTCACAAACAAAACAAGTACATCAAATAGAAACTTCCAACCACTTCATTTTTTCTTTTGTGATCATGGGGCATTTTTACCCCTTGTATCTCTTGCACATCATCAAGTTGAAGTGAGGATCAATTTTGACGAAACAAGCCTCGTCGGTTATGGTGCCTCACAGAAACGAATCAATGTATATGGGAACTATATCTACTTGGACAAGGAAGAGAGAGAATCTCTTGTGAAGAGGCAAATGGATTTTATAATTACACAGACACAAAAGGTTGAGTTCCCCCTCTCAAATGTTGTTGATAACACGATTCAAACCACGGGTGGGTACAATGATTTAGATTTGAGTTCATTTAACCACCCCGTGAAGTCAATCTTCTTCGGTTATTCCGCAACAAATGTCGATCCAACAAATGATCGTTTTACTTTTAGAAATGCTGATATTCATGTCAATGGAACGCCACTTCTTGAAAATATGACACCAACTTACTTCCACACGGTTCAAAGTTATTACAAGTCAAAATATGGTAAAATTGACTTCCGAGTTGATTCAGAAGATCTTATGTACACGAGATATTTTGTGTATCATTTTGGTATGAACGCATCAGACTATAACCCATCTGGTACATGTAATTTCAGTAGACTTGATAACGCAAAACTTATACTTCGAGGTGTTGAGAAGGGTAACTTTAGGGGGGGGCAAGATGACATCAGTGTGTTCGCCTTAAACTATAATGTCCTCAGGATCAAGGATGGTTTGGCTGGAATTTTATTCGGGAACTAAAGTATAAATGGGTAGAACCGCAAGATTCGAACAGATTTATGTGGCAAGTCTGGACGCAGAACCCGTTGAACAAGAAACTCTTACGGGTGTCAAGAGTATTTTGACAAGAGAAGTAGAGGCAAATGAACTCCTACTTGTTACAGATCCCGAAACCGGTGTGAAAGGTCGCCTCGGTATATCAAATACAACACCATCAAAATCTCTTTCCGTGGGTAACAAGTTTTTTGTGGATGAAACTGATACAATCATACTTGACTTGAAGGGTCGTGGTAAAGCTGAGCGTTTATTCGTTGAAAATCAACTTGCCATTGGTACAACAAACCCAACAAAGGCTTTTCAGGTCAATAGTGGTGACACAAGAAAGGTTGACATTGATTTAACGGGTCGTGATTTGATGACAGTGAGTGGTAACTTGGTTGCTACAAATGTCATTGTATCTGATAGACTTATAACATCTGGGGCAAATCTTTCAATTAAGGAAACAAACTCAAATGTCATCACCGTTGTAGGTGGTATCAAAGCATCAAATATAAGTGTTGGGAGTAATGTTGGTATTTTTAGAGAAGGTTCCAATGTTATGATGTTAAAGGGTAATGTGTATCAAGAAGGTTACTTGAACCTTGTTGGTAATATTTTTGTAAAGGGTAATGTTACTGTTTCGGAAACTGCGACATATATAGCTACACAGGATTTGCGTGTTGCGAATGTTGTCATTCATTCGGCTTTTGGAAATGAAGTACTGTCACGAGAAACGGCATTTGTTATGACACCCGGTGGTCTCTCAGGTTTTTCAAATGTAGCACTGGGTTTCGTCGGTGGCGATCGGGGTAGAGAGATGGCCTTTTTTCAAACGGACGCTTACGGCGGGTTAAATGCGGACACAATTAATGTAGACAATACAAAGTCAATTAATGTTCATGTATATGGTGACATTTACACATCAAACAATATAGGTGCCGCGAACACATATCCAACACACGACCTCTGTGTAGGTTCAAATGTCTTTATTGACGACACAAACTCAAATGTTGTCTACGCAGATGGTAATGTGTA